AAGATGTGGAGAAATTCGAGAAGGCCACCTCCCAGAGCTCGCCTCCTCTGGTTGTCCCAACGCCGGGCGGGGAGGTCTTGATTTCCACCACCGACCCAAGGGCGAAATTCCCATTCAGGGAATACTTTGGGTTCGGTGTGAAGTCAGTCCTCCCTGAAGCCATCATCGAGGCCGTCCCGGAACACCGTAATCCGCTCTCCCTCCGCCTCTTCGATAAGAAGGGGCGACCTACTAAGGTCGGGAGAGAACTACTCCAAGATGCTTGGGTAGTTCATCTCCTTGGAGAGGCGAGCGGTCCGACGCGTCCACGGCTGTTGCCTTTCCTCCCAGTCTTGCCTGGCTGGGAGAAGGACAGCTTGACGCTCGGGAAGGTGTTCTGCACGGTTCAGCCAGACGGGAAGGCCCGGTTCTTCCTCTCCCCGCCTAAGTGGGTGCAGTTCCTGATGGAACCCTGGGCGCGCCTGCTGTACGACGCGCTCAAGCGGATTCCCCAGGACTACACTCACAGGCAGGAAGAAGGAGCTCTGCAAGTGCAGAGGTGGCTTCAGGAAGGTCGAAAGGTTTGGTCCTTCGACCTTTCCTCAGCCACGGACCGGTTCCCCCTGGCCTTCACCCGTGCGGTCCTTGAGGACCTGTCGTTGAACAGAGTCCTCTTGGACTGGGTCGACCTCTTCTGCTGGCTTGCCCGCGTCCCCGCTCAGCCCGCCTACCCGACCAACAGTAAGGTGGTCGTTTGGCGGAGGGGCCAACCCCTGGGGACAATGCCGTCTTTTGCGGCATTTGCCCTCAGCCACCATGCCCTGATACGGGCATTGTGGAAAAGGTTGGGTCATCCTCCCCGGACCGCCCCTTACGTGGTGGTCGGGGACGACGTGGTCATAGCGGACCCAGACCTAGCGGCGGCCTACCGGGATTTCATGGCCCTTCTTGGGGCTGAAATCTCGGAGCCCAAGTCGCTGGCTGGGGCTCTTGGCGAGTTCGTCGGGAGGATCATCTCCGCCGAAGGGATCGCAGTCAAGTTCAAGGCCCCTCTTCTGGCATTAAAAGGGGACCTTCTTGCTCTGCGATCCCTCCTGGACCTAATCGGTCCCAGGGCCCTTAGGGCGTGGCGGAGAACTCCACTGAGGGACATTGTCGCTTTGCTCCCCGGGAAGACGTATCCAGGGTGCAACCCTGGAGGCTTCCCAAAGGAGCTTGTCGACAAGTTCCTAGTGGAGTACTTCTCTCGAGAGAGAGAAGTTGATCCTCCCGTTCGGTGGGCTGTGGACCCCGAGAACGTGGTACGAGCCCGAATCGTAGGGCTGTACTCGTTCTCTGTGGGCTACATCCCACCGCCAGGGACCGCCGAGAGGGAGCCGCGAGGCTCCGCTGCAGTTGGGATCGGAGGTGCCCCAAGCAAGGGGCCATGTGATGGCTCCTATGCTTGGTGGCGTGGGCGACCTCCTAGATCCCCCGCCTGGCTCCGGAGGGTGAAAGAGGCTGCCATAGCGTCTGGATTACTCCAGTACGCTATGGAGCACACCCCCGGATGGGGGCGGCTCAGCGGCCGGGGCCACCGGGAGTCATGTCCCGAGTGAGGTACCCCCTCACGTTCGGATGA